GCACCAACCGTATACATCCCAGTTCCCGTCACGGCCTAGGCTATCATGTATGAGACCCGACATTACAATTGATATGTGACTTGATGACGCAGGCTTTGCGCCAAGGTAAAGTTGATATTGTATGGATGAAGGATAGTACATGGTTTAGTAATCTGTGACGCCTAGAATAGTGGTCTAACTCCCAGGACCCGAACAAGGGAAGCACTACGAACCAGACACAATGAACATGCAAACCGCTTATTGCATCTGGGAAGGCCTCACCAGCCTTGCCCCCATCGCAACACACGTTGGAGGAGTAGTGATGACCGGTGCCATACACGCTGGCATTTTCATGGGGGTGGTGGCTATCAGGCAGATCCAGAAATGGTGCCTGGTAGAGGCGGAGGCAATACGGCGGTTGGAGGCACTCGATGCCGACCCTGATGATGGACTACCGGCTAATGGTGAGAACTGCAGGGGTGAAAATCTCTACAGATTCGCCAATAAGCTGGCTAGGGAAGTCAGGTTGGTTATGGGACCAAGCCCGACGCCGAGTAAAGCCAGTCGAGATACAGCATGGCAGCTGTTAAACAAGGCCTGCATCGCACGGGATGTTCGTGTGGTAGACCGCCTTAAGTTTATGACCATTGCTGTCGATCTGGTTTTCATCCCGAATAGCGATGATGTACTCGGGGCAAAGGTGAGGCAGTCTACGCAGGTAACAAAGAGGATTAAGTCCATTGAACCTGGTTGGCTGTCCAACACTGGCCTCGTTTACCGGCGCGAATAGGGGTGCCTTGCTAAGAATCAGGGTGTGACCACGTCCACCCTTGTGGGTCCGGTTGAAGTGTCCCGCCACAATCGCGTTTTGAGGTGGCGCGTTGATTTGAAGCAGGGTGTTGTTCGGCCAAGAACGCTGTGGACAGTTACTGGTGCTGGTCCCGGCAAATGTGGATATGGCGTGCATGATGGCAACTTTGCCAATTTGCAGCGCGGGGTGTATGAGAGGGTGCTCTATCGTGTCGTCGATGGAGTTGCACGCCCACCACCTCTACCCGCGGCGAGGGTGTTTGAACGTACATTGGCAACTGTCCGCCAACGCATTGTGCGGGGAATCCCCATCTGTCGCCCCATCACTCAACAACAAGTTGTTGAGATGTATGAGGGCCGTAGAAAGGTGATTTACCAACGGGCAGTTGACAGTCTTGCAGCGAGACCACTTAATAAAAGTGATGCGTACGTCAGCACCTTTGTGAAGTGCGAGAAGATTAATTTTCGTGCTAAACCAGATCCTGCACCACGGGTTATTCAGCCACGTAGCCCTAGGTTTAATGTGCAAGTTGCCAGATACTTGAAACCACTTGAGAAGAAGGTGGTGAAAAGTATTGCTGAGGCTTGGGGCGGGACGACAGTCATGAAAGGCTTGAATGCAAGTGAGGCTGGGGAAGCTATGGC